AGGCACGGTCCTGGAGCCACTGCAGAAAGGGTTTCTGGAAATCAGAAATACTCCTGGAGTGAATGGGCGGATCGCCTCGAGCCTTATTTCCCTGTGGTCGATAACGGTTTCCCTCTTGGGATTCCGTACGACTCGCAGGAGCTCGAATCATTGTCGATCCTGTCCATGGAGCAGGAAAGACCCGTTAGGGTCATTCAAGTTCCGAAAACGCTAAAGAGTCCAAGGACAATAGCTATCGAACCCTCTTGCATGCAGTTTGTGCAGCAAGGGATTCGTGATGTCTTGTATAAAGACATCGAAACTTACTACTTGACACGTGGTCACATAAATTTCAGTGATCAGACGATCAACCAGAAGCTGGCTATTGTAGGTTCGAAAACGGGTCAATTCGCAACGATTGATCTCTCGGATGCCTCTGATCGTGTTCCACGATCTTTGGCTCTTGAGATGTTTCGTTCAAATCCCGATTTAAGGGATGCGATCGACGCATGTCGTTCGACTAGCGCTAAACTTCCTAGCGGGGAGATATTATCTCCCCTCTATAAGTTTGCGTCCATGGGTAGTGCTCTGTGTTTCCCTATTGAGGCTATGTACTTCTATACTATTTGTATAGTAGCCTTACTTAGGGCACACAACCTTCCATCTATCGCTTCTAACGTTTTTAATGTTAGTCGCGATTGTTACGTTTATGGGGACGATATTATCGTACCCACGACGTATGCGAGTATTGTTCTCGATTACCTACAAAAGTACAATTGTAAGGTAAACTTCAATAAGACTTTCGTGAGCGGAAGCTTCCGAGAGTCATGTGGAGTTGATGCATTTGCCGGATATGAGGTAACACCTACATATCTTCGGCAACTGTATCCTGAGAACAAGCGGCAAAGCAAGAACATTCTTTCATGGGTTAAGACCGCTAATCTCTTTTATTTAAAAGGGTATTGGCGGACTGCTAGCTTTATGCGAAAACGCATAGAGCTACTCATGGGGCCTTTGCCCTATGTTTCTGAAAGAAGTCCTGTTTTGGGCCATATTTCCCTTTTGGGATATCAATCCACTGAAAGGTGGAATGAAAATACCCATTCCTTTGAAATAAAGGGTTGGGTCCCATGTCCAGTATATCGTCCTGATGTACTGGAGGGATATGGTGCTCTGTTCAAGTGCTTCGAAAGACTTAATCGCCATGTAAATGACGATATTCAGTCTCAAGATGCGCTTCATCTAGAGCGCTCTGCACAGCACGGCGCTGTTATACTAAAACGCCGTTGGGCCCCGGCCCTCAATTAAGGCCGGAACTGGAATAATTTCCATCAGCTGGGACAAAACTACTTCCCCTTCGGGGGTCGTGGTTTGGCAGGGC